GATTGATTCTATCCGCACACACTGTCTACTTAGCCGCAATGCAGCCTTGCTATTTTGTAAATGCGATTCCTGAGACATAAATAACAATTTTGCAACCTCACGCAAATTTCACTCCAAATCAGTGAGTCTCATAAGATTGAAAAAACGATTAAAACGCTAGATTTTTGCTTAATTTCCCAGACTGCGCTCCACCACTGCCCCAAGTCGCCTTAAATGATAAATTTGCAACCTTTTTGCAACCTACCTATAATCGCCCTAATGCGCCCCTTTAAGTGTGGCTTTAATCTCCAAGGGTGAGGCCGCCAAGCGCCTTGGCCGCGATCCAGCCAAAATCACCAAACTGATCAAAGATGGAAAATTGCGCACGTATAAGCCCATAGGCCAGCGCGAGCAAGTTGACGAAGACGACATTGAGGCAATACGAATTGACCTAAAACTTGGCGAAAAATTTACGCCAAACACAATGCGCCCAATTGAACCAGATAATCCAGGCGCGGAGCGCGATGCGCGATCTACTGTGCCAGCAAATAAAAAAAGGATTGCCGATCTAACCGAAGAAGACTTAAATCTATTTGATAGCAAAGGAAAGCTAGACGCAGTAGCCTGCCGCGCATGGGGCGAGTTTGAGAAATCACGCAAACTTCAGGTCGAACGCCTAGCCCTGGAGGGCGAGTACGTGCTTGCCGCCGAAGTCGGGCCACGATTTGAACGCGCGATGCTCACGATTCAAAAAGGCGTGCTTGCAACGCCAAGTAGACTAAAAGCGCTACAACCCGATCTGTCACAAGCGGTTCTTGGCTCCCTTGACACGCTGCTACGCGAGGCGCTAGAAAGAGCTGTGGATGATTCAATCAATGCCAATTAGAAGCGTTGACGATTTATTGCGGCAATCAATTCAGCCGCTAAAACCAAAAGAAAAGCTATCGCGCAGCGACTGGGCCGAACGTCATTTTCAGGTAACTAAAGGTAGCAGCACTGGCAAATGGAAAACAAGGCCATACCAAAGGGAAATTCTTGACGCATGGGACGACCCAAGGATATGGCGCACCTCGGTAATGAAATCATCGCGGGTTGGTGCCACCACCTTGCTAAACATTGACGAGTGCTATTCAATTCACTGGGAGCCATGCGATACATGCACCGTGCAGCCGACTACTGGCGATGCCGAAAAATACAGCAGAGACACATTTGACTCCTTAATTGAAAACGTAGACGCACTAACAGAGCTATTTTCAAAATGCAAGCACCGCGACGGCACAAACTCAATCCTCGAAAAATACATCAACGGCGCATCGCTAAAGTTTATTGGCGCCAATAGTCCTAACGGTTTTCGTCGTGTCACCTATCGCATTGTCCGAGCCGATGAAACCAGCGCTTACAAAGCTGGCGGCGCAGGCAAGGAAGGCGATCAAATCGAGCTACTACTAAACAGAACGATTGACTACCACGATCGACTATTTATTGATTGCAGCACGCCAACGATTGAAGGATTTGATCGCATTGAAGATGCGTTCAAATTAGGAGATCAGCGTCATCGCTACCTTCCGTGTCCGCATTGCGGTTGGTACCAAACGCTTTCCGCTGCAGCATTCACCCCAGGCGCGGACAAAAGCAAGCCGGGTGGTTTTTGGTGGGAACCCGGTAAACCAACAAGCGTAGTTTACATTTGCGAGAGTTGCGATAACCCAATTCAGCATAGCCAAAAATTTGAAATGGATCTACACGGCGAATGGCGCCCAAGCGCACCGCCGAACATTGACCCAAACGGCAGGGAACACCGCAGCTATCACATCTGGGCGGGCATATCTTATCAAGCTAACGCAAGCTGGGCTAACATTGTTGCCGAACACGAAAAAAATCAAAACCAACCCGAGAAGGTCCAAGTGTTTATTAACACTTGGCTTGGTTTGCCCTACCGCGAAGATGCGTCAACACGCTTAGCCGCCGAAGGTTTAATGTCAAGGCGGGATAGCTACGCGAGCGGAGAAGTACCCGATGGTGTGCTAATGATCTGTATTGGCGTTGATATGCAAGACGATCGTGCGGAAGTTTTTGTTTGGGGATTTGGCCCAGGCAGCTCACCAGACCAAGCGACCGCCGAGCCGGAAAGGTGGTTAATCAAGCATGACGTAATTAGCTGCAGATACGACACCGCGGAAGTCTACAAACAACTTGACACCTATCTTTTTGATAGCTACTCCTTAAGTAATGGCTATGGGCTTAAGCCCGCTGTCATGGCAGTTGACTCCGGCGACGGCGAGCACTCTTCGTATGTCTACGAATACGCAAACAACCGCGCCAATCAAGGCGTCATCGCGACAAAGGGTATGGATCAAATAGGTAAACCGGCAATTAACAACGGAAAGCGCACTCAGTATGATTACAAGGGGCGCCCAAGCAAAACAAGCGCCCTAGTGTTCCAGGTTGGCACTGACCTTGTTAAAACAATCCTGATGGCACAGCTCAAGCATGGCCTGACATCTGGCGCTGGTGCAATTCATTTTCCAAGAGACACAAGTAAAGAGTTTTTTGAGCAACTTGTTTCCGAGCGCCGTCATCACAAAATTGAAAACGGCCAACCCAAAGCGACATGGGTGCGGAAGCCGGGCATCAAGGCCGAAGCCCTTGACGGAACTGTTTACGCTTATGCAGCATTTCATCACGCAAAGAAAAAATACAATCCCAAAACAATGTGGGCGCAGCTTGCCGAAGACGCCGCCAGCGGCGGTAAACCTAGGCCAGAAGCATCCCCAGTGGCTTTCAACCTGCTGGAAGGGCAGCAGGTTTATTAGGGGGTTGCGTTCGGGCGGACAGGGGTGTAGGATGGGCGCAATCCAACGTCGAGCAAAGTAGCGGAACACCGCCAAACGCCGTCTAGGATTTTCGGGAAAGGGAGTTTCGGCTTCCGAGTACCCTTGAAAGCGCGTGGGCTCCCCGGATACCTTGACATTGGGAGCATCTAGCCCCTCACAACACGCCTGACGACGGCGTAAGCCAGAAACCGCTTTTAAGCGGTCGCGTGGAGCTTCCCAAGAGGGGGAATAACTGGAAGCCTAGGGGTATCACACAAAGCCTCCGATTCATCGGGGGCTTTGTGCTATTCACCTAGACTAGAATCACCCCACAAGCACGGCACCAGTGAGCACGATCCCGTCCCAATTTAGAGCGGGGGATTTTGTTTCCTGGGTTGAAGATGAAGCCCCGGCGGGGACAACGGCTATCCGCGCCTACCTGCGGACCAATGCGGCCTCAGGGGCGGTCCTAGACGCGACGGCAAACGGCAACGACTGGGCCTTCAGGGTTTCCGCTGCCACCTCAGCCACCTTGACCGCCGGGACCTACCTGGCGCAGTTTGTGGCGATCGTGGCGACCAACCCGGTCAGCTACCGCGAGGCACGGTTCACAGTGCTGCCAAGCCTAGCCTTCACTGGCAGTCCAACTGCGATTGAGACAAGAAGTAAGCTAAAGATTCGATACGATGAAATACAGGAAGCAATTCGGATAGTAACGACCAGCGCTCAAGAATATCAAATTGGCGTTGGTGGTGGTGGTCGCAAAGTTCGCCGCGCTGATTTGCCAGAGCTAAGAAAAGAACGCGATGAAATACGCGCTCAATTAACAGCAGAAGAACGCGCCTCGGACCTCGCTAATGGCAGAGGCGATCCCGACGCTCTCTACACTAGGTTCACACCAAGTTATTGATATGGGACTCCGCATCTGGGTACAGGGTCAGATCAAGCAGATGCTTGGCATTCCCCAAGCAAAGTTTGAAGCAGCTAGATCCGGTAGGCTTAGCGAAGACTTTTTTCGCCCGCACACTAGCGCCAATGCTGAGATTCGGTTTGACCTGCAAACGCTACGAAACTCGGCGCGAGCCCTGTCGCGTGACAATCCGCTGGTACGCGGGATTAAGCGCACGTTTCGCGTTAACGTAATTGGTTCGCGCGGTATTCAGTACAGGCCGCAAGTCAAGTTGCTGTCTGGCGAGGGCTTGGATGAGCGCCGCAATGCAATCTTGACCGAGGAATACAAGAAATGGTGCCGTCAAGATTGCTGTGACGTAACCGGAAGAAATAGCATGTTGGATTTTCAGCTGCACATTCCCTCCGCGTTAATTGATTCAGGCGAACTGTTTTTTAGGATTCATCGCGGAACCAAGTTTGGACGTAGTACAGTGCCGTTGGCGCTGGAAATGATTGAAGCGGATCAAGTTGACGTTGAATATAATTTTCTTTCTGATCGCCCAGGTCATAGGTGGATCATGGGAATTGAAGTAAACGAATGGAATCGTCCAACTCGTTACGCGATCCTAACCCAGCACCCCGGCGACCGCGAATTACGCAATCCAAACGTAAGCGTAAAACACGTTCTTGTTTCCGCCGCTGACATTATTCACGTTTACGGCATTGAGGAGCGTGTTAATCAAATGCGTTGCGAGCCATTGTTGACGCCAGTTGTAATTACAGCTCACAACTTACGCGAATACCAAAAGTCTCACCTTGTCAAAAAACGGGCACAGTCCAATCAATTGGGATGGATTCAAAGTCCCGAAGGATTTCAAGGAGACAAGATAGTTGACGACAAACGCACTGTAGCTTCAGAAGCTGGCCAATGGCGCCGTTTAAACCCCGGCGAAATTCCGGTCCCGCCTGATTACGGCCCCGAGGATACGGTCTATCCCGATGTTGTAAAAGATTCACTCCGCACAATGGCGGTAGGAACGGGCAGTAATTACAGCACCGTATCTGGCGATTTTTCTGAAGGCAGTTACGCTTCCTTGCGGATTTCAGTGTTCGAAAACCGTGACTACTGGAAAATGCTGCACACCGCTGTTGAGGAACAATTTTGTCAGCGCATTAACGAGGAATGGCTATATGCTGCCGTAATGTCTGGCACTTTACCATCGCCTACGTTTGACGATTATTGGTTTAGACCCGATCGCTACACTAATCCCAAGTGGCAACCGCGCTCCTGGGGGCTGCTTGACACTTCAAAAGACATTCAAGCATACAAACATGCCCGCGAGTTGCAGCTTGAAACGCACAGCGAGCAAATTAGCAACTACAGCGGCGGAGATTTTACCCGCACTATTGACGAGATTGAGTTTGAAAACAAATACAAAGATAACAAAAGCCTTCTTAGCGCAATTGACGATCCAGCGAAAGCGCTAGAAGCCAGGCGACCCGTGCCATCAAAACCTGCTTAGCCTTTGCGCTGAGTATGAGTATTCCTAGAGATGCCCTCGCGCACCGTGCCCCAAGCTGGCGTCCAACTTGAGCCAATGAATGACGGTGATGCCAGCGCATCTATCGGCATTTTTGGTGACATCGGTTGGGATGTGACCGCCGAAGATGTAGCCGCCGCTGTTGCGCAGGCAAAGGGTAAACCATTAAATGTTGACATCTTTAGCTACGGCGGAGATGCCCTACAGGCTCTTGCAATTTATCAAATTCTTTCGGCGCATGATGCCGAAGTAACGACCAACGTGCTTGGCGTAGCCGCATCCGGTGGCAGCGTCATTGCAATGGCTGGTAAATATCGCAAGGTTGCCGTCAACGCTGCTTTGATGATTCATAATCCCTGGACAATGACAATTGGCGATGCAACTGAGCATCGCAAACAAGCCAATATGCTTGACGGCCTTCAATCCGCGTATCTATACACATACTCCAGCGCAACAGGCATTCCAACCGCCGCCATTCAACCCTACCTAACGGAAGAACGTTGGATGTTCGGCGAAGAAGCAATGGCCCTTGGCTTTGCAACCGAAGCCCCCGAGCCCATCAAAGCCTTTGCCAGCATTGCACCCCCGCCCGCCGATCGTTTCCACCAAATTCCCGCCGACCTAAAAGCCATGGCGGGCATCAGCGCGGAAGTCTCGGTTGAAATCACCGATCCAACCGATCCAACCGATTCCCCCGAAGACCCTGAACCTGAGGTTAGCGGGCCACCCAATGCCGTGCTTGAGCCTATGGCGAAAACGGCAGATCCCACCCCATCGACTATGACTAGCCTTAGCAGTGAACAGCCTACCCCACAAGCCGCCACTCTCCCGATGACCGTTGAAACCACCCAAGCGGATGCGGCGCTCGCGGAGCGCGAGCGCATCCAGTCCATTCAAGGAATGGTCGCCACAAAGGGCCTTCCCGACGAGTTTGCCCTTGAATTAGTCAACAGCGGAAAGTCCGTAGCTGAAGCCCGTCATGCCGTTCTTGATCGACTGCCTGGCGTAACCCGCCACTCCACTGAACGCGGAGCCGTAGCCAGTCTCACCGCAAGCGGTATTGATCTTTCCGAAAAAGATTGCAAGGCTTACAGTCTTCAAAACGTTTTCCGGCATCTAGCCGAGCCCACTAATGCAGCCTATCGCGACGCGATCGGCTTTGAGATGGAGCTGCATCAAGAGCTTCAAAAACGTCACGCCCGGTCCGCTGCTGGCGTCCTTGTCCCCCACAACATTTTTGCCGTCAACGCTCGTCCGCCTGGTTTCCGCCCGCAAGCCGTTCAGCGCACGGACAATTTTAGCGCTGGTGGGGCTCTTGTGTCAACCGATCGCCTTGATGGTCAATTCGTAGACCTTCTGCGCAATATGTCGGCCTTTATGAGGACTGGAATTACCGTCCTTAATGGCCTTTCTGGAAACGTTGAGATTTCCAAGCAGACTGGCCCTAGTACCACTTTCTGGGTAGGCGAAGGCGGCGATGTCACCGAAAGCGACCTCTCTTATGGCCTGGTGAATATGTCGCCCAAAACCTTGGGCGCTCGGGTTGCCATTTCGCGTCGAGCCTTGATTCAAACAAGTCCCGACATCGAAAACCTCAACCGCAATGACCTGCTCAAGCAAATTGGCTTGGGCATTGACAAGGCGATTGGCTACGGCACCGGATCTTCGTCTCAACCGCTAGGTCTTAAGAATATGACCGCACTTGGCGGTGTCACGTTCTCTGGCGGCAAAACTGCAACATTCAACACTCTGCAGGGCGGCGGAACCGGAAATTGCGGCACTTGGGAGCAGTGGGTGCTACTTGAAACCGAGTTGTCCAGCGCCAACGTCGATGCCAGCACAATGGCTTACATCTTCAACGGAGCAATGCGCGGCGGGCTTAAGACCACGCTTCGTGATTCCGTAGCTGGCGCTGAATACATCTTTACCGACGACAAAACCGTAAACGGTTATGGCACTATCGTCAGTAACCAGATTCAGTCAAATGACGCCTTCTTTGGGGATTGGCCCGAGGCCCTTCTTGGCTTCTGGTCTGGCGTTGATCTCGTCGTAGACCCCTACACTCGCTCCAGTCGCGGAGAAGTTGTCTATACCGCATTCCAGGACACCGACTTTGGTGTTCGGCGTCCCGAAGCGTTCGTGATTGGTAGCTGATCATGCAAGAAGTAAAAATCACTAACCCGACATGGGTTGGTGGCGAAATGAAACAGGCTGGCGACATTTTGCTTGTGTCAGACAACGACGCAAAAGAGTTGTTCCGCATTGGCCGTGCTCAGCCATCACCACTGCCACAGGAGGAGGCGCAGCCCATTGCGCCCCCACCCGCAACCGAGCCACCTGTTCACCCACCCGGCCATAGCGCCAAACGCCCCCCCGCCCCCCCCAAGTAAATGGCCATCCAACCCCGCAACCTTGAAGTTCTCCAGCATTTTCCACTGGCCCCCACTGAAGTCAGGAGCACTACGTTTACCGGCGCAACGGCCAATGTCGCTAACCTTCGGGCTCTTGACGGTGACATTCAAATCATGCTGGACTCCAGTATCGTAACCGGCGCTGGCAGCATTACTTGCGCAATTCAGCACTCCGCTGACGGCACCACTAGCTTTGAAGCCGTAACCGGCGGCGCGTTTACTGCTGTTACTTCGGCAGCCGCTTCTAAGCAAATCCTTACGCTTAGCAAAGACGACATCAGGCAATACATTCGCGTTGTCGGTACTGTTTCTGGCACTGCCTCCGCCGCTTACAGCGTCAACGGCTACGGTGTTGCTAAGTATCAGTGATCACCGAAGACCTGGATCTGTTCTTTGCCGATTTTGGCGTCAGCTTTACCGCTGGCGCCATTTCCGGTATGTGCATCAAAGATATGTCAGGTTTTGGCATTCTTGACGATCGCATCGTAGATCCAGGTCACGTAGTTTTAGTTAAAACATCTGCGTTCAATAATCTTTTTTCAGGCATTAGTGCAACTGTTGCTGGTCAGCCTTTTTTAATAAAAGATGCCATGCCTGTTGAGGATGGCGCATTTTCACTTGTTACGCTAAAAGGAATTGATCTACCAAGCGCTCCGGTATCAATCTTGAATGGCGATTTTCTATGACTACCTATCAAACGCAAACTTATAGATTTCGGCAGCTATTTAGCACTTTAGCAGCAATCACAGCCAGTAACCCAGTATTACTGGAAGGAGAAAAATGGCAAGAAAAAGATGCAGTTACTGGTTTATTTACTGGTCGCACTAAAACGGGTAAAGATGGCGTAGTCACAGGCACCGCACCCAATCAGACGATCACCGGCACGGCGTTCAACGATCTGCCGTTTGATCCCGCCGCCGGCGGCGGCGCCACAGACGCGCAGCTTAGGGACCGGGCCACACACACCGGCACCCAGCCAGCGAGCACGATCACCGGCCTATCCCCTGCGGCCACCATTGGCAATACTCTAAATTCTATTATTGGCCTGCAGTCAGCCCCTCAAACAGGCGCGTTTCTTGTCAAGCAATACTATGTCAATCACAATGAAGCAGCCATAGCGCTGCCATCGCCGCTCGAAGCCGGACCCGGCGGCGGCCCGTTCCAATGGGAGCCTGATCTCCCCAGGTCGTTACACGATGGCGGCCTGTTCATCTCGCCGACCGTCCCCTATGACGGAACTAGGGCCAGCCTGGTGAACTTTCTCGGCAAGGTCGGAGAAACGGCCCCCAACGCTAACGGCGTGTGGCGGCGGGTCTTCTCTGGCAATGTCATGGCGGATTGGTTTGGTTGCGTCAGCAACAGAATTGCTGACGACTACCCGTCAATCCAAAAAGCCCTAGACGTTGTGTTCGAGATGAACAGCGTAGAGAGGGTGGGCAAGTGGTTCGTAGCGAAAACAAACGTTGTGCAAATTGCCGGCAACTGCCGCATCAAAAGATACCTTGAAGTTGGAGCAAGAATGATGCTCCAAGGGAGTGAAAATACTTTGGTCTACCCTGTCCAGGATTCTAGTTTTGCCGGGGACTACAACGTAGCCGTCCCCCCCGTTATCTACGTGGATCCAAATTGCGTTTTATATCGACCAAACGACTACAACTGCGCCGTCGTGCTGAAAGGCGACGCCTCTAAGTTGGATGGAATTGTGGTCGATGGGTATGAGATGACCTTCGGGTCATGGTATCCAATCATCAGGATTGCAACATCCCCCCTAGGGGTTGGAGGGTCTTACGCATTTAACGGGGAGCTGTATGTCATCGACCCCAACGATCCCAAGCAAAACAAGCCCCTAGAGCTGGAAACGCTTGTCATACCATCGCACCAATACGGTGATGCCTGGTATGCAGGCTTTCAGTTAAAGGCAATGGGCGGCAATGTTACCGGCATTGGCTCAGGAACTTCCACTTATGCGCAAATCACACCCGCCAACCCCTACCAGTGGGATGTTGTAAGCGGCACCATCCCTACCGGGTTTGCCGTATCAAAGTCTGGATGGGTTACCTGTAACGCAGCAACAGCTGTGATTGGCAAGCAATTTGTAACGATTCGCGTAGCTGATGCTAGCGGTAGCACAGCGCAGCGAGACCTCGTTCTGGAGGTTACCGGGAAATACATAGAATTGCCCTTAGTTGGCATTCCTCCCGCTACCATAAATCAAGCCTATAAATATACCTTCAATGTCCTCAACAACGATGGCGTTGCCCATTATTGGTGGATAGTTAATGGCCCCGAGGGCCTGGTGATGAACCGTACTACCGGAGAGGTCACCGGCACGCCCGCCGCCGACTCGTTCGGACAGTACACGCTAAAAGTGGCAATAACAAGCGCCACCAGTACAGCCAACTTTGAGGCCAATACTCTCATTGATGAAATCTTTATAGACTTCACGGTTGAAAATACCGCATACCCATCATTATATGGCAGCCTTTCAGATGCGGCCGTAGGGGTGGCTTACCAGGGGATCATTTACCCTGTCGGCGGAGTTGGTCCGTTTACCTGGCAGATTGACCCTGCTCGTTCCACCGGGAACAACCAGGCCGGGTATCCAACCACAACGTCGCCTGCTCCGGGATTAACCCTTTCGACTGATGGCATCAGAGCGCTCATAACAGGAACGCCTACAACGTCTGGGAACTTCTCGCTTTTCCTTATTGGCACTGATTCAACTGGGAAATCGGTAAGTGGGCTTATCAGCTTTTTAGGGAACACATGGGCAGTGAGACCACAGCTGAAGACATCCTTGATCTGGAATCTTCCTGTCGCCGTCAAGGGCCAGCCATATTCTTATCAAGTTGAGGCTACTGTACCAGGCTGCACCTTTAGCGCAAAGGCATTGCCTTCCGGCCTGGCGATCTCCGCCGAAGGCCTCATTTCAGGCACTCCTCTTGGCGGCAGATATGCCAATGGGGTTGCGTGTGAATGGAGCGTCAAGATGAGCAATTTCACAGTAAGAAATTTTAGGGGCGCAGCAGGCGTCAAAATTGACGGATCAAGCAATGTCCACATTTTTGAAAACTTCTTTATCAATGCGTGTGATGTAGGAATTTCTTCTGACAATATGTTCGACTCACGGTTACAGAGTTTCTATATCTACAACACAAGAATTGGCCTGCAAATGAAGGGCGGAACTGCCGCTAATACCTACACTAACGGAAGAATTGAATACATTCACGAGCATGGTGTTACCGCCTTGTTTTCTCCAGACAATGTATGGAGCACTGTCTACTGGGATACCTGCGGGTACGCTGCAATAAGCGCTGATCGCTCCGATTACTGGACAATGAGCGGCTGCTTCTTTTTTCGAGGTGGGCGGCGCGTCCCGCCAAGGGGCAAATACTATATGCCCGATAGTCCCGTGGACATTTCTACTCACATTAAAGCTATTAACTGCAAAGATTGGGTTATCGGCGCAAATAACATGGTGCGAGGATGCGACAACGGGGGGACAAGTTCAACTTTCTTTAGGAAGTACGAATCAAACGGCAGAAGGCTTTACATCCGGCCTTATGCTTCCATTGTCATGGAGTTCTGCAAGGGGTTCAAGGTAACCGGCAATGGGCTAGACGGCTGCACAAGAAAGTCTATCGTCTCAGTAGAAAGCGAATATGAATTTGACTACAACGATGCCCTTTTGGGCGGGAACACGGTCCATCGAACGAACCAATTTGAAACCTTCTCGCAGAATGATCAACCCGTCATAAATTTACTGAAGAACCCTGCCAAGGGTGATTTCACGCCCGAAGGCACCGAGGACAATATAGACACTTATTTTCCTAACAATGTGCTTTTGCTTCAAGGAAACGAGTTTGCCGATAGAAGCGCAAGGGGCTTAACCGTAAACAATACAAACGTCACAATCAACACATCTGTTTACAAGTTTGGTACGGGCAGCTTCTTTTTTAATGGAACAAACGCATTGCTGACTGTGGGTGTAGCTGACAACAACAACGTCGCTGCTCCGTTTTATTTTGGCACAGATGATCTGACTTTAGAGTTTTTGGTTCATCCGCTTAGGAACAATGTAAGTCAAACCCTGATTGACTTTGGGGCTACGTCTGAATCTGCCCCATTCGCGCTCATTCTTGACGCAAATGGAAGGCTAGCGCTAGCCAGGAATCGCAGCACAGGCGGACAAGCCATAGATGCCACCAGTACGCGCGTCATCCCGATAAATGCCTTCACTGAAATCCGTATGACTATAACCAGAGGTGTGGCTAGAGTCTATATTGATACTACCCTGGAGCTGACCATTTCGTTTGCCGGAAGGTTCATCATATCCGGGTTTAATAGACCAATCATGGGTCGCGGTGGGTTTACGGGGGCAACCGACTTTTTTCAGGGATACATGCAGCAGATTAGGATAACTAAACCTGCTTCCAGGTATGGGCAGCTATCAGCGCTGAGGCCGCAAACTCGCGCATTCAGCATTGTAAATCTTGGTTCCCTGCCGCCGGAAACCCTTGTGTATTCCCCTGCTGCTGCGGAAACGGAATTTTTCTTTGCCGACCGATCTAATTCTATTAAGCTGGGCCCCAGCTCCTCCATTCAGAAGCCAATCTATGTAACCAGAAGATCAAAGAACGACATCGTTACCGATCGAAGGGCGGGCCTGGGCTCCTACAGTGCGGGCCAGGTGAACCCGTCCTACTATATTTATCGATTTCAAAAGGCAGCTGAGACGGGGGTTACGGCCTACACATTCCAGACCTGTGAGTTCAGGGCATGGGCCGCACGGCCGGGCTACCCAGAGGAGCTGGATAGGATCCGAGGGAAAAAACTGCTCTTATGTCTTTGGGCAAGGTCTGCCAAGAAGAACTCAGTATCTTTGTTTACGCAGTTCTACGCCGGAACGAGCGGCAACAATTACAGGGTTGACGGGGGCTTTCACACTAAGTTCAACGTGCCTCCATTCTGGAGAAAATATACATTCACCATTGAAGCCCCAGACCTGGATCTAACCCTCGTTGATCCATACACTTCCAATGCCTTATTAAAGTTCTACCTCGACGACAAGTCGCAGACCTATGACGTGGAATTTGGGGCGATGTTTTTGTACGAAGATGATGGGAAGTTTGGGTTTACCCCAATTTATGACCAACCATGACCCGCCTCGCCAATCAGGGGCAACCAGCTCGACCCGGCGGGGACTGAGCCAGGCGCCGATAAACAAGCTGGGATTACTTGACGCGCTCGCTGGGGGTGCCGGATCAGCCTGCCTAGCCCACTAACCCCACCCTGCCTAGACTTACCCCATGAACGACCAATCCCGAGGCGGAATCTACATCGTCAATCCCGAAACGGGCGAGGCGGAAGCGATCACGTCTGAACAATTGGCAGCCAGCCAGACCCCGGCCTCCGAGCCTGCGCCAGCACCAGTCAAGGCTGCCACCCGCAAACTCCAAGAGGAAGTGACCAGTGCCACTCAGAAGTAAGCAACGGGTTTTGCTTTGCAAAACCGAAGGCGCAAACTACGGCGTTGATTCGTCTCCGACTGGCGCGAATGCGCTGATGATCAACGACGATCTTCAGCTTTCCCCCTTGTCTGGAGCTACCGTCCAGCGCCGCATTCTTCGCCCTCATCGCGGAGCGTATGAATCAGCAATCGTAAATACTCAAGTTGGCATCACTTTCTCGGTAGAATTAGCTGGCAGCGGCGCCGCTGGCACCGCACCGGGGCTTGCTGACGCGCTTCGCGCTTGCGCAACCGCTCAGACTGTTACGTCAACACCAGTGACCGGCACTGCAACCGCAGGCGCTGCCAACAGTATTACTCTTGCCTCAGGCACTAGCGCGGTAAATGATTTCTACTGCGGGCAAGTCATTTCAATTTCCAGTGGAACAGGTAGCGGTAGCTCCGGGCTGATCATTGCCTATAACGGCACCAGCAAAGTCGCCACTATTGCGCCTATCTCGGCAACGTTTGTTCCCGGCGCGTCCAGTACATACACCATTGCCGCAAATGTTTCATATCGACCAATTTCCGTTACGGATGGCGTTGCGGACACATCTGCAACATTTACCTACAACATTGACGGGGTTCAGCATAAACTGTTGGGGTGTCGCGGCACGGCAACCGTGAACATGGCTCTTGGTGAGTTTGGCACAATCAGTTTCACGATGACGGGCCTTTACACCACGCCAACCGATACTGCGCAGTCCAGCTATACAATTGCCTACGCCAACCAAGCGGCGCCGCTTGTTTACCGAGCCGACAATGTTCGCGCTACTCGATTCTTCGGTCACGCCGGTTGCTTTCAAAGTATCAGTCTTGATTTTGGTAACAACGTAAACTACCGCGAGTTAATTGGCTGCACAAAACAAGTTATGATTCCAGACGGGCAATCCGGTGGAACCGTGGTGATGGAGGCAACTTCCATCGCCACCTTTGACCCGTTCACCGCTGCACTAACCGAGGGCACGTATGGCCCATTGAGCAGCTTGATCTACGGCCCCGCCGGCAACCGCGTTTCGCTGGTAGTCCCTCGCTGCGACCTTGGCCAGCCCAGTTACACCACCGTAGACGGCTACGAAATGCTCAATGGACCCTACACCGCGATCCCAAGTCTTGCTGGTAACGACGACTTTTACTTAGTCTACAGCTAATGCAATGGCTGATTCAATCCGCGAAAAAGCTGTAAAAGAGTTTTGCTCGCGGGTTGCAACGGCTGTTGGAATTTTGGGAGCACACCGCAGCCGCACCGAAATGCTGCAACAAGGCGAATTGCCTGCGGCTATCATTCAACAGCTAGTCGAAACACCTACGCAAAATACATCATCCTGCAAGGTTGACAAAAGGCTGCTTATTTCCGTGCTAGTTTGCGTTCACAACGAAATATCAGATCAAGCGGCTGATCCAATTGTCACCGAAATACACAAGCGGCTAATGCCGACCGTTGGCGGGTTTGTTGATACGACCCTTGGCGATCTGCCCGGTGTTCAAGATGTCAGGGAGGCAGGCATCAATTTTAAGCCGGATGCCGCGGACGGCATTGTTGCACTGACTTACGAGCTGACGTACCGCCACTCCGTAGGCGACCCAACTGTGCTATAATTGGCGGGCAACGCTCACCCTGCTCTCGGTCGATGTTCAAAAAGCAAACTGGCGGCTCCTACTGGTGGCCTGGTGTAATCAGAACCCCCAGTGAAGCCACTGAAGGCGAATTTGACGAAGCGCAGGTCAGGCTGAAAATTAAGCGCATTGGCTTCAAGCAAAGCCAAGCGTATTCCGATGACAAAGAACTTCTCAGGAATGTCATCGTCGGCTGGTCCGAGATTGAAGAAGAGTTTAGCCCTGAAAAACTGGAAGAGTACCTTGACGATCAGTTTATTGGGGCCTCGTTTGGCCGCATCTATTTTGATGCGCTGCAAAAAGCCAGAACGGGAAACTAACGGACTTCGTTGAGCTTTGCCTTTCCGGCGGCGGCAAGGACGACGGGCTCAGCGAAGACATGAAGGTGCTGGGTATAAGCAAGATTGTTTTACCTAGATCCGCTGATGCCGAGCCCCAGGGGCCGCTAGAGGTATGGGATGATTGCTGGGAATCAGCAATGATGTTCCTGCGCCTCGGTCCTGCCGACTGGGTTTACGCAGGCATGGGATCTTGCGTTGGCATTAACAAGCAAACCCTCGAATGGTACATGAACGTGTACGCATCCGAAAACAAGCGCGAAATGCTTGACGATCTTCAGATTATGGAACGCCACGCCGTAAAGCTGATGAATAAGTCTTGATTAGACTAGGGCTATGACCTCTAATCGCACGGTCAAGTTTGAGTTCCTTGTCGATGCCGATGCACGGCAGATCGATAGGTTTCACGATGCGCTCAGGCGCATGGGTGATGGCTCTGCGACTAGCGAGAAAACACTGACCTCGCTACGCGAGGAGCTGCAGCGGTTTGCAAGCATAAGTGATAAGACTGAAAATAATCTGCAAGCTCAGATTTCAGCGCTGAGAGGGGCGGCAGCTAATGCGGATTTAACGCGAGGCGAATATGTGCAATTGCGGCGCGAAGCCCATGCACTGCAGGAAGAATACAAACTTTTAACAACCAACATTGTTGGCCTTGATAGGACTTACAAGGTTGCAACGCAGAGTGCTAGGCAGTTCTCCCAAGAACAGATAGCCGCCGCCCAACGCACAAACAATCTCTATCTCAACAATTCCGGTCAGCGTTCCGCCGATGCGACTAATCGTGCTCAATTCTTAGCTGGAACCTCCGGCGCTGCAAGCGTATTCCCAGTTGACCCAACAAGTCAATTAGGCTTCCAGCAACGCATTGCAAACCTAAGACAGGAAGCAACTCTTGTTGGCATGGGAACAGATGCCTACAAAGAGCGTGCGCTTGCAATTAACAAACTTGAACAAGAATACCAACAACTTTCGCGGGTCGAAGATCAGTCAACTATTGATAACCGAAGCCGCGCTGGCCGCAGGCAGCGGATCCGTGAAATAGGCAACGTCGCCAGCAACGTCGCCATCGGCGGCTTCTTTGGTGGCCCCGAGGGCTTGGCTGGATCGGCCGCAGGCGCCTTCGCTGGTTCTTTCTTCGGCCCTGGAGGCATGGTCGCAGGCGCCCAGCTAGGTGCCTCCGTGGGCCTTGCCGCTCAGCAGGCACGCATACAGGCAACCGCCGTAGCCGACATGGTTGCGCAGTTAAACCTTGCAAAAACAGCTCTTGCTCAGGTTTCGGCCAATCAAACGGACTACAACCAAAAACTACAGTTTGCTCGTCAGGTTTCAACTGACTACAGCGTTGGACTGCAAGCAACAATTGAGGGATATTCCAAGGTAACAGCCGCTGCTGCTGCTAATGGTTTAACGCTGAAAGAAACTGAAACTATTTACAGGGGCTTGCTTGCTTCCGGTGTTGCATTTGGTGCATCGCAAGACGATTTGCAGTCAATTATTACAGCAACTACGCAGATTTTATCGAAAGGCAAAATTTCCGCTGAAGAGCTTTCGAGCCAGCTCGGAGAGCGAATCCCAGGCGCAGTTGCCAAGTTTGCGCAAGCAACGGGCCGCCCGCTGGCGCAACTTGCCAAAGATTTGCAAGACGGCAAGGTAAACATTGCTGATTTCGTCAAGTTTGCAAGAGGGCAGCTTGATGACTACGATAAAGCCGCCAAGTTAATTGGTTCTTCGCCGGAAAAAGCTGGTGAAAGATTAAATCTTGCGTTGACGCGATCAGGGGAACTTTATGGTACTTTTTTCCAAAAAGTTGGCGCTGGGTTCCAAGACGTTGGAACGGCTATTGTGCAGTGGGCAAACAATAACGTGGGCGCCTTGGCCCGGATCGCATCCGCTAGTGCATTATTTATTAACGACTTAAAATATCAATTCAATCAATTCAAGGATTTTACCCATGAAGGAGTAACAAAACTTATTCCTGGTATTGCGCCGAGTAAGACAACGGCGCAGCCGGGGCAGTACACGATCTCTCCTGAGATGGTAACTCAGACAAGGGAGCAAACCGCTCGAGAAGCGTGGAGAATTAAATTTGAAACGGAAAATTTCTACAGTGGTTTCAATCCCACTCTATTCAACCAAAGCAAAACCAACCCTGCCCTTGGCGATCAAACCGCTGCCGACGACGAAAAAGCCAAAAAAGCCGCCGACACGGAAACCAAGCTACGCGAACAACTTGCTTCCGAGGAGCGCCGCCGCGCCGAACTGCTTGCTAACAATGCAATTCGCCTTGCGGATCGCGTATTTGAGCATCAGCAAAACCTGATTCGCAGGCGTTATGAGCTAGAAAACTCCCTAATTGAAGCAACGCGCCGCGCACAGGAATCGGCGCTTATTGGCCCCGCACGCGAAGCCTTGGCTTTCGCTAACCGGCTCAAGGCTGTTCGTGAAGACGAGATTAGACAGATTCGCGATGCCAGCGAAAATACCGCGCTAATGCGGCAGGGTCTCAGGTCGTCGGTTGCTCAAGCGGCTAACACTGCTCGATACGCGGAGGTTCCGCAGTCGGCCGCAGGCGGCAGTCGTTCCGGTTTTCCTGAGTTTATTAGTGCAAGCCAGATGCGTGCTTGGCTCAAGAGCCAAGGGTACGAACGCACAAGCGGGGACTTTACTAACAAGGGGCACCGCACCCCTAATCACATGCTTAACGCTATTGATACGGGCGAAATGGACGGCTCATATTCAAATGCCGTACAAAGAGCTAAAGACCTAGAGGCCCGTCTCCGCCGCACAGGTGCTTTTGATGATCAACTGTTTGGCCCCACCCGTGACCCAAAAGGCCACAAGGATCACGTACATATTCCCACCCCCGGCGGACGCATCAGGGTTACTCCAGGCTTGGCGGAGGTGATGCAACTTGGCACCACCCTGTCCCGCACCCAACCCGGCGTAGCCAGCGGACTGGGGCGCCTTGCTGCTGACATGGGCGACGTAAGGATGTCGGAAGCCAACCTGCGTGGTGCTCGGGAACAGCAAGAATTAACCGAAGCCAAGATAGGCCCAATTTCCCAGCAAAGAGCAATTGCCGAAACCAATACTTTCACCGAATCTTATCGCGCACAAACCAAGGTACTGCAAGATCAACAGCGGGAACTCACCCTGCGAAACGAGCTGGTACTTAAAGGCGTTCGCCCCGAAGTGATTGATCAGCAAGCAAGCCTGAACCAGCTCATACGTGATTACACGGAAACACTAACCACGCTTCAGGGTGAACTTGGAAAAATTGATTCAAAGAAAGAACCCCAAAAATACAAAGACTTAGCCGATTCGATAAAATTAGTCACCGATGCCACCGACAGACGAATTGCTGCACAAATTGCTCTTGACACCGTAAGCAATGTAAACACATACAAAACACAAACAAAATCTATTCAAGATCAACTCAGTGAGTTCAAGTTGAGAAATCGGCTGCAAATGGAAGGCGTTCGCCCCGAAATAGTCGACCAACAGGTTGAGCTTGATCGCGTAACTAGAGCCTACACTGCAACGCTAAATTCCCTGCAGGTTCAGCTTGCGAGCATAAACGAGCGACAAAAGCCCGAACAGTACGCAGCTAAACTCAATCAAATCAACCAAGAAACCGCTGCCTACAAAGAGCAAATTGCAGCCCAGGAAGCCCTAAACAAAGCCCAAAACGACGAACGCAACATTTTCAGCTTTGACAAAAGCGCCAAGGCCGGAATCGACGGTTACATCGAATCCATCGGCACTTTAAACAACGCTACGTCAAACTTGGTGCAAAGCGGTTTTAATGGAATTAGTACGGCCCTCAGAGAACTTCAGTCAACCGGATCAACCGATTTCAGGAAATTTGCGCTTGGCCTTATTTCGGACATGCAAGATATTATCACTAAACAATTAATCGTCGCCACTGCCGCCAAACTGCTTCGCGGCCTCTTTGGCGGCTTTGGCGGCGGCGGCCCTGTTGGGCTTTTCGGCGGCGGCGGTGTTGACTTTGCCGGGGCCATGAACATGCCCAAGTTGTTCGCCAACGGCGGCGTAATGACCTCCAGTGGCCCCCTGAAGCTCCAGACCTATGCCCGTGGCGGGATCGCCGACCGGCCCCAACTGGCCCTGTTTGGCGAGGGCTCAAGGCCCGAGGCATACGTTCCCCTCCCTGACGGCAGGCGCATCCCAGTGGCGATGCAGGGCGGCGCAGGCGCAGCCGGCGGCGACACCAATATCACCATCAACGTGGACGCCACCGGCACGCGGGCGGCGGGCGACCAAGGCAGGAGTAAAGCGCTGGCCGATGACCTAGCCCAAATAATCGACGCCCGCCTGATTTATCACCGCCGACCTAACGGCATTCTGGCTAGCTAATTCATGGCAACCTTTACTTGGACGCCATCGTTCAACTCCACAGAGTCAAGCCAGCCAAAAGTGCTAGAGACCGAGTTCGGGGACGGTTACAGCCAAAGAGTCAGAATGGGCTTGAACTCAGACCCGAAAACATGGGACTTACAGTTTGAAAACCGCACCGATACCGAGCGCAACGAGATTCGGGCTTTCCTCGAAGCCCGTGGGGGCGCGGAGTCGTTTGACTGGACTACACCGTATGGGCAAACCGGAAGGAAGTGGACTTGCAAAGAGTGGAGCATCATCCCTACTCACTGCAACAACAACCAGATTCGCGCCAAGTTTGAGCAGGTATTTGATGCCGGCAGTCTGGACGAGGCGCCAATACTGATCCTAAACGGTGACTTCCTATGACCACCTACCAAACGCAATGGCAGCATTGCTAACCACGACGGAGATCTAGCCAGTCATGCCCATCCCATTCGCCGAAGCCCAACTGCCCGCCCCCACGGCGCTAATCGAGCTGTTTGAGCTAGAGCTGATTCCTGCTATCCATGACGTGGGCACGGTCTATCGCTTCTATGCCGGCTTGAATGCCAAGGGCGACGGAAGCGAGCTGGTGTGGGCTGGAAATAACTACATGGACTTGCCCATTAAGGCCGATGGATTCAGCTACAGCGGCAGCGGCCCACTGCCCAGACCCACGCTTCGGGTCTCAAACGTTCTGGGCACCATCACCGCCCTGCTGTTGACCCTGCCTGCGGGTCTGGAAGGGGCCAGGGTAACGCGCCGCCGCACCCATGCTTGCTACTTGGATGCCGTTAACTTCCCAGGCAATGTCAACCCCTTGGGAACACCGGATCCTACGGCTGAGTACCCAATCGAGCAATACTTTATCGATCGCAAGAATGGTGAGAGCCGCGTCGAGGTTGAGTTTGAATTGTGCTCCGCATTCGACCTTGCCGGTGTGCGGGCGCCAAAGCGGCAGGTGACCCGCTACTGCCCGTGGGTCTACCCACCAACAGCGGCCAACCCAGAATGCGGCTACAGCGGCCCCCTGCTAAGCTGTGCCAAGACGCTGGCCGCCTGTCGTGAGCATTTCGGCGGCGGCGCACAGTTGCCGTTTGGCGGCTTTCCTGGCGCTGGAGCTTACTAACATGATCGACCTCGACGACAGCATCAAGGCCGAGGCCCTGGCCCATGCCCGGCAGGACGGCCCACGCGAGGCCTGCGGTCTGGTATTGGTGATCAAGGGAAAGCAGGTCTACCGGGCTTGCCGCAACGTCTCAGACGAGCCAGGCGAGATGTTTACGATCGATCCCGATGACTACCGCCGGGCGGAAGACGACGGCGAAGTGCTGGCCGTGTTCCACTCGCACCCAATCACCCCTCCAGGTCCGCACCCCGATGACAAGGCCGCGTGCGAAGCCTCGGGCCTGCCCTGGTTCATCGTGAACCCCAAGACCCAGGCATGGGCCGAGATTGAGCCCTGCGGCTACAAGGCCCCGCTGATTGGCCGTGGGTGGGTGTGGGGTGCTCAGGACTGCTGGACGTTGGTGCGCGACTGGTACGCGGAGCAGGGCACTGTTCTGCCGGATTGGCCTCGGCCGGCTCGGGTTTCCGAGTTCGAGGAAGAGCCGATGTTTGAGGGGCTTCGGGAGGAGGCGGGATTTGAGCAGATCGACCCGGCCGATATAAGGGAAGGCGATGCCGTGTTGATGGCGATCTCAAACGCCAGGCTTAACCACGTCGGCGTCTACTTGGATGATCAGCAGCTGCTGCATCACCTCAGGGGCAGGTTGTCGAGTCGGGATCTTTATGGCGGCTGGTTGCAGAACTGCACCGGCTGGGTGGGCAGACTGAAGGCATGAAAACGATCCGCGTCTACGGCCAGCTGGCTCGCTTCCTGAGGCGCCGCACCTTCCGCGCTGAGGTGGCCAGCGCGGCCGAGGCCGTGCGATTCCTGCTGGCCAACTTCCCCCAGGTGGAGAAGCACATGGCGGATCAGCACTATCGCGTGAGTATCGGGGCTCGGGCTCTTGAGCCCGAGGATCTCCACGAACCGGCCGGGCGGGCAGAGATTACGATCGTGCCCGTGATCGGCGGCGCTGGCGCCGTGGGGCGAGTCATCGGCGGAGTGGCCCTGGTCGCGGCTGCAATTGTCATAGGTCAACCGTGGCTAGGCCCCTTGGCGTTCTCGATGATCACCGGCGTAGGCGCCAGCTTGGCCCTGGGCGGCGTTGCGCAACTGCTTACCCCAGTGCCGCGCATTGCCGGGCCGGGCGCGACCAGTGCCGTAGGTGCCATGGCCAGCGCAAACAGCGCCAAGCCTGACAGCAGCGACCCACGGCGTAATTCATTGTTCAGTTCCATTCAAAACACGACTAAACAAGGCGTGCCGTTGCCGATAATTTTTGGCGAGGTAATCGTCGGTTCGGTAGTGGTTTCGGCCGCGATCGACGTTGATCAGGTGTGGGCATGAGTAGCGGCGGGCGCACATCTGACAGGCCGCTGATCGGCGGCTCCGGCGGCCAGAGGAGTCGGCGCCAGCAAAGCCAACCAGTCCAGCAGCAATATGTCGTCGCGGCGCAGCCGGAGCAGTACGTTCCAACCGAAGCAACTAACAGCCTTTTCTCGTCTAGCTACATTAAGATTCTCGATGCGATCGGCGAAGGGGAAATCCAAGGCCTAGTAAATGGCTTGCGGTCGATCTACCTAGACGGCACACCAATTCAGAACCCTGATGGCAGCCTGAACTTTCGGGGCGTCAGCGTAGAAATACGCAATGGCACTCAGTTTCAGGACTATATCCCTGGACACGACGAAACAGCCAGCGAGACCGGCGTCGGCGTAGTGGTTACGGATTTAGAGCCGATCACTCGCACGATCACCGAGCCGGTCGATGCCGCTCGGGTGATCGTGACCCTGCCGACATTGCAAGAATTTACCGATAAAGGCGACGTACTGGGCTCCAGTGTTTACCTGCAAATTTATGTTCAGTACAACGGCGGCGGCTACCACCTCGCGCTCGAAGACACTATCACGGGCCGAACCTCGCAGCAATACCAGCGGCAATATCTGATCAACTTGTCAGGCCCGTTCCCGGTTGATATTCAGGTGAATCGGGTTACCCCTGACAGCACAAGCTCAAAAGTAAGCAATGCGTTTAGCTGGAGCAGTTTTTCGGCGATCACTTACGCCAAGCTGGCTTACCCTAATACTGCATTGATAGGATACAGAATCGAAGCCGACCAGTTTAACGGGGCGATCCCTTCCCGGAGCTGCCGGGTGCGGGGGCTGAAAGTGCAGATCCCCAGCAATGCCACGGTTGACTACGCCACCGGGCGATTGATCTATTCCGGCATTTGGAATGGAACATTCGGCGCCGCGCAGTGGACGAGCGACCCCGCCTGGTGCTTGTGGGCATTGCTCACCTCCCGCCGGTTCGGCTTTGGCGATCACCTCGACGCCAGTAAGCTCGATCGGTGGGCGTTTTTTTCCGCCAGCCAGTACGCCTCGGCGCTGGTGCCTGATGGATTTGGCGGCTGGGAGCCGAGGTTTAGTTGCAATGCCAACATTCAAACCGCTGATGATGCCTATCGGTTGATCGGCGATCTGTGTTCCGTGATGCGTTGCATGCCCTATTGGGCCGCTGGTGCGCTCACGATCTCCCAGGACCGCCCGGCCGATCCGTCGTTTTCGTTCACCCTGGCCAATGTCGGCCCCGATGGATTCAGCTACAGCGGCAGCAGCCTGAAGACCCGACCAACCGTGGCCGTGGTCAGGTATCAGGATCTGGACCTCCGAAGCGAAAATTTCGAGGTAGTCGAGGATGCCGCCGGCATCGCCCGTTATGGGGTGATAAAGGTCGAGATCGAGGCAATTTTTTGCACCAGCCAAGGCCAAGCCCGGCGCCTCGGGAAGTGGCTGCTTTACAGCGAGGTCAACGAAGGCGAGGTGGTCGCGTTCACCTCGGGCCTTGCAGCCGGAGCCGTCGTGCGGCCTGGGCAGATCGTCCAGGTCGCCGACCCCCTCCGGGCGGGATCTCGCCGTGGCGGCGCCATTGCAGCAGCCACCACCACCGCAATCGCCCTGGACGACGCCACGGGCCTCACCGTGGCCAACAGCCCCACGCTCAGCGTGATCTTGACCAATGCCACGGTGGAGACCCGACCAGTTACGTCAATCACGGGCAACGTGGTGGCGGTGTCGCCCGCGTTCAGCTCGGCACCGCAGGCCAACTCGATTTGGATCTGGGAAACCTCCGACATTTTGGCCGCGCTTTGGCGCGTGCTGAGCGTCGGAGAGTCTGACGGGGTGCGATACCCAGTCACGGCCCTGGCTCACAACCCCAGTAAGTACGGCTTCGTCGAGCGGGGCTTGGCGCTGACCAAGCGCGACATCACCGACCTCGATATTGTCCCGAACCCGCCGCAGAACCTCACCGGCGCAGAGGTGCTTTACGAAGCCGGCGGCCGGGTCGCGGCCAAGCTGCAGCTCAGCTGGAGCTTGGTGCCAGGGGTCAGCACCTACCGGGTCAGCCATCGCCGGATCCCAGGGAACTGGGAGCAGCGCAATGTCGGCGCGCCATCCATTGAGATCCTCGACACCCAGGCGGGAACCTACGAAATCCTGGTGGCCTCGGTAAAGACGGGGATTATCTTCAGCCGGCCAGCGCAGCTGCGATTCGTGGCCTTTGGGAAAACGGCGCCGCCCGTAAACGTGACTGGCGCTTCGCTGCTGCCGATCAACGAGGCCAGTGGAATCCTAAGCTGGGATCGCGCCAGCGACCTGGACGTGCGGGTGGGCGGGCGCGTGCTGATCCGGCACAGCCCACGCCTCGACACCCCGGAGTGGGGGGAGGCGACGAGCGTTGCGCATGCCGCCGCCGGCAACGAGGTGCAAAAACAGGTGCCGTTGTTGGAGGGCAGCTACTTGCTGAGGTTCGAGGATGATGGTGGGCGCCAGTCCCCCGAGGTGACCTATGTGGTCACCGACCTACCGCAGCCGCAGCCGCGCCTCTTGGTTAAGACTTACGCGGAAGATGCGGAGAGCCCGCCATTCAATGGCAACGGGTTGAATATGCTTTATAGCGAATACTTTGGCGCGCTAATCATAGGTAGTGTGTCCCTGTGGGACTCAGCCGAAGGCTTGGTTGACTCTAGGGCGGGAATGATTGATGATCCTAGCGCCGCGCTGACGGAGCCCGTCGCGGCGCAGGGCGAATATGAGTTCGGCTCTACATACTCAATGAATGGCGTATATGATGTAAACATACGGCGCCGGTTGCAGACGCGAGCAACAAGCCAGCTTGACCTGTTTGATAGTCGCACTGGGCTATTTGACGATGCGGCGGATGATTTTGACGGCGATTTCACAAGCGCCGTGGATGCTGCGCTGCTGGTACGGTCTACGCAAGACAATCCATCTGGATCCCCACAGTGGTCCGAATGGCGCGAGGTGGCGAATGGGATCGCGCGGGGGCGGGGTTTTCAGTTCAAGCTGGTAGCCACCAGCGGCGACAGTTCACAGAACATCCTGGTCGAAGAGCTTGGTGCCGAGATGGAACTGCAGCAACGCATCGAGCAGTCCGGCACCCTGTCAGCCCCGGCGAGCACTTATGCGGTGACCTTTGCCGAGCGATTTTACGAGGCGCCGAACATTGGTGTCACGGGTTACAACATGGCGGCGGGCGAATACTGGGTCATCAATCCTACATCAATCACGCGATCGGGCTTTAGTCTCACCTTCAGGAACAGTGCCGGAGCGGCTGTGGCTAGACAGTTTAACTATACTGCTATTGGATTTGGTCGGGAGGTCACCTAATGCCCCAGCACGATTACAACATCAGCAATCAGTCGTTTTCAGCATTTCGTGCCGACGTAAACAGCGCTTTTGCAGCGGTTGTGACCAGCAACAGCGGAGCGCTTGAGCCCTCGCCGACTTACGCCTTCATGCGTTGGCCCGACCAAGCGACGGGGCTCTGGAAGGTCCGCAACTCTTCCAATACTGCGTGGGTCACTATCGGCCCCATCGATCAAGCGGCTTACGGGCTGGCGCCGTTGGCGTCTCCCCAGTTCACCGGCGCACCAACCGCCCCGACCGCAGCCGCGGGCACCAGCACAGTCCAGCTGGCAAACACGCAGTTTGTAGCTACAGCCGTAGCTACAGCCGTAGCGACTGCTGCGCCCGTGCTGGGCACAGTGCAGAGCAGCACCAGCGGGACCGCGATCAACTTTACTGGCATCCCGAGCTATGCAAAAAGAGTTACCCTACTGTTCAACGGGGTCAGTCAAAGTAGCAGTAATGATATACTTGTGCAGCTTGGGGTAGGTACAACCCCGACAACAAGCGGGTACACCCAGGGTCAGTCTGCCCTTGTCTTTACATCGGGAGGTACAACTGTCACGACTTCAGCGACTGGCATTCCAATCCTTAACTTTTTGCCTGCATACATCATTAGCGGTCGCCTTGTAATCGAAAGGTTTGACCCCTCGGGTAACACTTGGCTCGCCACCGGGCATTTCACAACTACAGCCGGCGCGATTGGGGCAATTACTTCAACTGGCGTAGTTTCCCTCTCCGGTGCACTTGGGATGGTCCGCGTTACCACGGCGGCGGGCACGACCGCCTTCGATCTGGGCTCAATGAACATTATCGTCGAGTGATCGGGCTCCCATATTGCAACCGCTGGGCTAGACGGGGTGTTTGATCTGTAGCCTGCCGCACTCCGCTGTAGCCTGTCGCACCCGAGGAGCATGGACCTAGAATTGGGATACCAGAGCTAGGTTTGCCGTGGGTGCTTTAGAGCCAGTAGCGCTCCTCGTTGCGGGCGCAATCGTAAAGTGGATATTTGATTTAGCGGCTGAGCGCACAAAAAAGGCAGACGAAATTGACAAAAATCTTGCATTAGAAGACAACAGGTTGCGTGACAAAGTTGCGGAAATTGACAAAGTAAACTCAACTGCCATTGCCACGCTTAACTCTGGAATTAACCACGTAGCCGGAGAACTTTCTGGTATTCGTAGTGACATGAGAGATCATCGCGCTATTGTCTTTGAACGCCTAGAGCGCAACGAGCGAGAGATTGGGGATGTAAAAACGCTTGTGCAAAAAACCAACGTTTACGTTGAAGCCATTCAATGCAAGCTGAACGAAAAGCCGACGTTATGAATAAAATAAAATTTGTTATTGGTTCCACATCTCTTTTGGCAGCCGTTATGGGCGGAATCTATATTATTGACTGCCGAAGTTTTGCTAAAACTAACGACGAAGCCAGCGCTTGCTACCTAACTGGCTTGCCAATTATGGGAATTGCCACTGCTGGCTACGGTGGTTTTAAGGCTGGCTATAATACATACAATCCAGCTTTGCGTAAACCGGAGGATGAGCAGCAATGATCTCTGATTACGTCACTTACTTTGATTCTAGCAAGCCTCATCACCGTGCATGGTTGCAGGCGGTGCTGGATCGGTTGACCGCTTTGGACCCGAAAGCGTTAGATGTAAATGGAGAGCTAAGAAAGCTATGGGTAAGCGCCTCTAGTGTAAACTTAAAAGTTCCATATTTCAGCCAAAATGATAACGTAAGCGGCACGGGTTACAGGGAGTGCTTTAGCTCAAGCTGTGCGATGCTTGCTTCTTATTGGGGCAAGGTGTCAGGGGACGATGCCTACAACCAGATTCGATCAAAATTTGGGGATTCGACCGATGCCCAAGCGCAACTATTGGCGCTGCGTTCGCTTGGACTGGCGGCTGATTTTCGCACCGATGGCACACCTGAGCTGCTAAAGCAGGAACTGAACGCGGGTCGCCCAGTCGCGGTCGGCTGGCTGCACCAGGGACCGGCCAAGGCGCCCACCGGCTTTGGTCACTGGACAGTAGCCATCGGGCACCGCCCAGGTTTTTGGCAAATAAATGATCCAAACGGTGAAGCTGATCTAGTCAATGGTGGCTACACACGCAATCGCAATGGTGCCAACCTGGGCTACAGCACCGCCAACTGGAATCTTCGCTGGATGGTGCGCGGAACCGGGGGATGGATGCTAACCTGTAAACGACAGTGAGCGCAGGACACGTTGCACACCATCGAAGGGTCCGAGCTTGTGTCAAAACGTGTTACTAAGCATCGGTTCCGGCGAGCAATTATCAACGCTTGGGACAAGTGCTGCGCCTACTGTGGATACAAGCCAAGCAGCATAACACTAGATCACGTAACTCCCAAGGCAAAGGGTGGAACTACTCAATGGTCTAATTTGGTCCCAGCTTGCACTTCATGCAATGGATCTAAAGGGCATTCTGATGTATGGGACTGGTATCAGTTGCAGTTATTTTACTGTGCAGCTAGGGAGCAAAAGATCAGGGATTGGCTGACTAACGAAAAACCCCCGCTGGTTGGCGAGGGTTGCAAGGTTGACGGAGGGGTTGATCAGGCGGCAGCTGTTTCAGTCTCGGCAGCGTCGTCTTCGTAGATCGGAGTCAGTGTAATGCGGCCATTCTCCAGAAGTTCAATGGTAAACTCATGGCCAGCTTCAACCCCCTGGAGGGCGGTATAACCCTTGCTGACAATCAGGTTGCCATTGGCCTGCACCGTGGCCTTGTAGCTGAGCTGGCGGCCGGGGCGGAGCGTTGCGACGGGGGCAAAAACCAAGCCTTTGGCTTCAAGCAGCGCATCATGGAAAGCGCTATACAGAATGCGCTCGGTGCCGTCTTTTTTGGTCACAGAGTAGCCGGTTTCGCGGGCTACTTGATCCTTGGCAACAGTATCGCCAAGTTCCTTGACTTTGGCGAGCAGTTCTTTGCCGGTGAGTTGGGCCATAGTAGGGGCGGAGCTGGAGGTGGATCGTTTGTTGGACCCCCGAATCATACCATATCAAACAGCGATACCTGCTTTCCGCCTTGCCCATTTTGCGCGGTTATCGGCGCTGCGGTTGCCGCGACAGGAAGACCGGCCATGAGGCGGCGCAGGCGGTTGCGAGCACGAAGCTCAACGCCTTGCAGGGTGGCGCGACTGAGGCCGGTGCGCTTCTCGATCTCGGACCACGGCTGACCCGCATCCCCATGACGGCTCAGCAACACCTCTCGGGCTTGCGGGTCAACCTGTTCGGCC